AAAAATGAATAATAAATTAACTTATTTTAATAATAAAAGATACATGTATAATAATGGGTAAAATATCATATAAAAATAAAGTAGAAGGATGTTTATATATATCTTCTTTTTTAGAAACTTATGGATTTTTTAATACTAGATGGGAATTTAATTATGGAAATAAAATAAATACACTTACAGATGGTATTCTTATAAATTATTATTTTATTAATGAGTTTACAATGCTAGGTGGTATAGAACAAATAAATATTACTAAACTTAATTCATCTGATGATACAATTTTAATGTTAGCAACGTGTGAAGCTGTTAATGATGGTGGAGGAGAGACTAATTATATTAAATCATATTTGAAATATTATGAAGAACTAAAGAAAGAAAAAAGACAATCAGGTAATGCTACATTATCTTCGTTAGAAAAAATTAGATTAACAAAATCAATTAAAAGTATTCAATATTCAACTAGTCATGGTGGTAATGGATGTGCTATACGAACTGCACCAATAGGATTAAAATATTGGAATGATTATGATAAAGTTTGTGAAGAAGCGTTGATTGCATCATTAGTAACGCATAATTATCCAATTGGTTATTTGGGTGGTATTGTTTCTGCATTATTTACTGCATATGCTGTTAATAATATAAATCCATTTGAATGGTCTGAAAACTTAATTAAATTACATAAAGAAAATTATTTTATTAAATTAATTTCTAAATATTCAAAACAAAATGTTGAAACAGAAATTAATGAATATTTTATTTATTGGGACAAATATAACGAATTAAGATTATCTAAAATGAAATATAGAGGATTGCCTATTTTTATTAATCCTATTGAAAAAATTAAAGATTTACTGCAGTATACTCCAGTTCAGTATCAAAACAAAAGGAATGGTTTAGAAAAAATAGGTGGATCTGGTTTAGAAAAAATAGGTGGATCTGGTTTAGAAGCTGTTATTATAGCTTATGATAATTTATTATTATCTGCTAAACCAGATAATAAACCCAATATTAGAGTTGATATTATTAATCCAGAATTTGATTGGTATACTTTATTTTTTAATAATGTGTTTTTTTTTGGTGATAATGATTCAATAGGAGCTATATCTGGAGCTTGGTATGGAGCTTATTTAGGAATTGATAAATTCCCATTAGGTAAAATTAAAGACTTGGAATTTTATAAAGAATTAAAAAAAAATGTTGTATTATTTATAAATTTTTAATAGTTTCAATTATTGTTTCTGATGTTCTTTCTCCCGTGTATTTAATCTTTTTATTATCTTTTTCAATAATTACAGTAGGAAATCCATCTACATTATAATCACTACACATTTGTTTATTATTGCTATTATCACATTTGATATCATATGCTTGAATATTAGATAGTTTGTTGTTTGTGTTTATTTCTTTTTGGAATTTATCCCATTCTGGTTGAAAACGTACAGAATATCCACACCATGACGTATTAAAATTATAAACTTTAATTAAATTAGACTTTTCGTTTTCAGAATTTGTAAAACCTTCTTTACAGTTTACAAATAAAAAATAAACAACTACTAAACATATTAATATTATCCAGTTTCTTCCTGATAATCCATAAAAGTTAGTTTCTAAACTAAACATTAATATAATTTAGAAAAAAATATTTAGTTTTTTAAAAATTTTCTATTATAATATATATACATGAGTAAACCTGGAAATATAGAACTACCGTTAATGGAAATTGCGAAAGAGAAGGCGATTGAGAAGGCGAAGAAGGCGATTGAGAATGCGAGGATTGCGAGCAAGAATACGGAGGATGCGAAGAGGGAGGCGATGGAGAAGGCTACAATGCTGGAGACAGCGAAAAAGTATGAAAATGATGCAAGTAATGACGCGACGGTGGCGGGTAAAGCGGTGGAGAAAGCGACGACGGCGGAGGAGACGCTGAATGCGACGAAGATGGCGACAGAGGCGGATAAGAAGGAAGCGGGTGCGAAGAATGCGAGGAAGGATGCGGAGAGGGCGCTGAAGGAGGCGGAGGAGACGCTGGAGAAGGCGATGGAAGCTGAGAGTGATGAATGGATAGTTGCGAGAAAGGTGTCGGCGGAGGCGATGGCGCTGGAGAAGGAGGAGAAGGAGGTGAAGGCGCGGAAGGCGATGGAGTTGTTGGTTAAGGTGAAGGCGCCGGAGAATAAGGCGTTTGCTGCGTGGAATGCGGGAATGAATGCGGAGAAGGCGGCGAAGGCGGCGAAGGCGGCGAAGAATGCGGAGGAGGCGGAGGAGGAGGTGAAGGCGCTGGAGAAGGCGGCGGCGCTGAAGGCGATGGCGATGGAGGCGGATGCGGATGCGGAGGCGGCGAAGACACATAGATCATCTGATTTGTTAGATCCGGTTCGAACTGATGTAAATTATACTGATAATCAGAAAAAAATAATAAAACAAAATTTAGAGTCTTTTCTAAACATTATCGAAAAGGTAATAAATCATACTAAACTTTTGACACAGTCCAAAGAGTCCAAAGAGTCCAAAGAGTCCAATGAACTAAATAATTTCCACAATTTTTTACAGCCGAAAAAAGAATTAATATTCAATAAGGATCCACCTGATACTTCGCATAAATTGAACAAAATTATACATGAACTTGTATTGTTTTTAATTGTTGATTCGTTATATATCAAACTATTTAATAATCGTGAGAACACTTCCTTTGATATTGATATAATTCGGATACCCAGTTTGATTAGTACGATTATAGATGTTTTTTATAAAGATAATAATAATGGTAATTTGTTGAATCAATTTACGGAGAAGTTTGTTTCTAGATACCCAGTTGATGCTTCCACCATCTTAGAAATTATTGATGATATAATTGGAAAAGTTATTGAGAATAACTCCAGTAAAACAAACCCACTAATACCCCAGATACCTATCAACAGAGTTCAATTATCGGAGGGTGATGTCTACCATGAGGAAGACGATGTTGACTACCAAGATGAAGACGACGATGAAGACAAAAATAAATTAACGCAGATTAAAGATGAACTGTATTCAGAATGCACTCTTCGCATATCTGAAAGTTTTGCCAACCTTTCAAACGAAGACCGAGATGACTTGAAAAAGGTAAATATCGTAGTTAAAAGTAGTATTAATGAGCCTGAAAATAGTGAAAAGGTAGGTGAAGTGTTCGCAACAATAATAAACAAAATAGATAATTCAGACAACTTTACCATTTTTAAAAAAAAAATGTTCGCAGATTTGAAACAAAAAAATCCAGAAGTACCAGTACTAAAATTACATCAACTACCTTCATCAAGAAGTTCATCAGGAAGTTCATCAGGAAGTTCATCAGGAAGTTCATCAAGAAGGTCATCAGCAATTTCAACACATTCAGAACCAAATTCAAATTGTGTCGAATTTTATAAAACACTTGAACGAATAAAAAATGAACATAATAAAATAATATCAGATGAAAAAGACGCATATGACAAATTTATGAATAACTTTAATAATTTTGTTATAATAGGAAAAAAAGAGAGAAAAACCGTGAATGAACAATGTGATATTACAAACAACACTGGACGTAAACAAAATTTATTAGAAGATCTAAGAGATTTAGCTAGGCTAATCCATAAGGAAACTGCAAATAAAAAACAACCTACAAACGAGGAATTACCAAAAATATGTAAGGAAATTATGAATCAAATAAATGAGGATTTTAAAAATATAGAGGCTAGTATTAATAACGACCAAAATAACATATTTTTGTGTTGTTTATATAATCTAATTATCGAATTAATACCTGTATTAAAAGATGAAAACTACAAGCTTTCTACAAATAACTCAAAAAATATAAAAAATATAAAGTGTATTGTTAAGCATATAGAAGAATGCATTGAGAAATGTACTACTTTAGATAATATAAAAGAGTATTTAGAAAAATTAAAAACAAAAATTAAACATTTGTTTAAATATTATAAGTTGCTATATGATGATAAAGACACAGAGCCTGACGAAAAGTACTATAAGAACTTTATACTTTCTAATATAAGTGCAAAGTGTAAATGTGGTAATGTTGATACCGAGAATAATAGAAGTATGAGAAATTTTATTCGAATAGGACATGCTAATTCTGAAATATTAAACGCAAAAAGGAAACCCGAAGTGCATGTTGCAGCAAGACAGTATGTAACCAATTGGGTAATAGAAGACAATGAAGTACCAGATATAGGTCCACTAAGTGTCGGATACGGGTTGTATAATACAGATCCCGATAAAAATATGAAAATATTTGAATTATTAGAGGCATGCATAAATGACACAGGAGATGCTAAATGTTTTAATGGTTGGAATGCCATTGATTTCTCTGATGTTGATTTTTCTAAAATAACTATGATGGCAGTAAATAAAGTGGCAAAAACAATGACGCTTGATAAAAACACTGTTGAAGAGGTGGTTAAAGCAATAGAAAAAGGCGCCACTGATGGTAAAAAATTAAACTCAAATGTTATAGAAGCATTTAGAGCAATAAAGAGACGCATTAATCCTAATGATAATGATATTCCTAACAAACCAGGACCAGAATTGTTTCAACCACAACATCGTAATAATGCATCAGCCTACGAAAAATATATGGCACACCGTGAAAAGAATAGTTATGCAAGTATGAAAGGAGGTGGAGAAAAAGGTGGTAATAAAGGTTCTTATATTAATTTTATTAGATGTATGGATGCTTTAAAAAATAATATATCTATGGTAGGAGGTGGTTTTCATTCATATGGTCCAATAATAAGAGCTATTTTACCTCATCATTTTAATACTGTTCGAAATAAATCTCAAAGTATAGAAGAATCTGAAAAAATATATAAACTTAAGAATATTAAAAATACTACAACTCTAGCTCGTTCTACTTTTGAAGAACTTAAAAATATATTAAGAGATCAGGGTAAAGAAATTGATCCTCGTGATTTAAAGCTTATGGAACATATGATTAATAGTTTAGAACGTTCTGAAGATAGGATTATAAAAATTTATGTATTAATGGAACTTTTAATTTCTTCTATTAAACTAGGACACCTAAAAAAAGACGACATTAATAATAAGTTAACATTTGAAGAACTTGAAATATTGGTAAAAAAACTTGAAAATTCAAATAACGCACTGGTTTCAAAATCTAATAGTTTAACTAGCAGATTTGAAAGAATCGATGATAACGCATTTGGTGTTTTACGCGATGACATGGCTAAGACGGCAAAAGAAAATAGAGAAGCGATGGAGAAAATAACTAAGAAAATGGATGAACTACTAAAAGATAAACAATCGTCTTAAATTATAATGACAGATATACATTGCTCTAAATTTATAAACAACAATTAACAATGGAGGTGAAGAAAGTCCTACTTTCACTACCTCAAATAGCGAAGAAGAAAGTAAAATAAAATTTTACTTTCTCCTGCGCCAATCATAAAAATAAACCATATTAAAAAGATATGTATATTAACTAATAATAATGGGCTTAGGATTATTATTATTAGTTTCAGTAGGAAAAGAAAATATTTATTTATCTTCCGAACCTGAAATAACTTTTTTTAAATTAGCATATAAAAGACATACAAATTTTTCTATTGAAACAGTTTCGCAATATTTTAAATCAACCCCAGATTTTGGAAGACGTGTAACAATAAATTTATCTAAAACAGCCGATTTATTAGGTAAACTGTATCTTTATGTAGAATTACCTGATATTATTAAAGAAAATCATTCTACTTTACCATCAGGAATTAAAAAATTTGCATGGGTTAAAAAAATAGGATTAGCTTTATTAAATTATATTGATTTAGAAATAGGTGGTATTTTAATCGACAGACAATTTGGTGATTATCTTAATATTTGGGGTGAATTAATAGCTAGTTTAGGATTAAAAAAAGGGTTAAATAAAATAATAGGAAATATAGATCTTCTTACAAATTATACAAATGGTAAAAATTCTTATAAATTGTATATACCTTTAAATTTTTGGTTCTGTCAAGATTCTGGATTAGCATTACCTATTGTTGCTATGGTTCATAATGATATTAAAATCCACGTCCAATTTAACGATTTTAATAAATGTTATCTTCAAAGTCCTACACATTATATTAAAACAATCGAACCATTTACTTTATTTAAAAATGGAGAATTAATAAGACAAACTATTGGTACACAAACAGTTATTGGAAGATTCGTTCATTTTGATGAAACAAAAGGATTATTATATTATGACAAAATTAAAGATGACTTTATTGTTCCTTTAAAAAACAATGATATTAATTATGTTATTACAGGTGATGAAACTAATTTTCAACAGAATATTGTATCTTCTGAAATAATTGTTAAAGATGAAGATTATTTTCGTTTTAATGTTCCTTCTATACAAAACGCTTATTTGTTAGTAAATTATATATATTTAGATAATACAGAACGATTTCTTTTTATTAATAATGAACATGAATATTTAGTACCTATTATACAAAATATACAAGAACAAACATTTTACTCTACTAATATTTCTTATAAAATACCGTATTTTAACCCAATAAAAATAATTTTTTGGAGAGCACAATTATTATCAAATTATAATGCAAATGATTTGTTTAATTATACATTAGACCCTATAGATTCAATATCAACTAGAATAATAGAAAATGAATATCTGGTAATTAATTCTACTAATAGAATGGAATTAAGTAAACCAGAATATTATACTCATGTACAAGTATATCAAAATAAATTTGCATCCCCTCAGGAAGGTATTCATATGTTTTCTTTTACAATTAATCCAACTGATTATCAACCATCAGGAACAATGAATTTTAGTAAAATTGACGACGCTTATATTCAAATTAATTCAAATAAATTAGTTAATTACCAAAATCCAATACTTGTACGTTCGTATGGAATTCAATTAAATTTATTTAGAGTAATAAATGGGTTAGGGGGTTTAGGATATTATGCATAAAATATACGAGTAGTAGTAAAAGTATGATTTTTTACACCATATATTTAATTAATTCGTCCACGCAAGAGCAGATAATCCACTCATAATTCTTAATAAATTATATTCTTTTACAATAGTTTTTAAAATAGAAGGTTTATCAAATACTTGAATATTATTTTCAGATTTTAATACAATATCTTCTAATAAAGAAAAATTTAAATGTCCGGATGGTTGTTCTTCTAACGGATTTAATGCAAATGAATATACATAATAACCAGGATCAACAGAATTTAAATATTTTTGATATGGAATTATTTTATTAAAATACGTAGAATCAATTTCTCTAAATAAATCAGAACCATTTGATTTTATTACCATTGAATCAATTATTGAAATTGGTGTTTTAATTTCTTTATATTTATAAACTTTTGTATAATATAATTCTAGATTATATTTTTTTTTTATTAATAGACTAGACAAAGACTCGGCTTTAAAATTTTTTTGATATTTTTCATCTAAATATATTGTCATTTCCATATCAAAATTTATTAAAATATTTGATTTACTGAAAGATATAAATCTAGCTGAATTTTTTAATATATTTTCTCTTATTGATGTTCTTATTATATCAAAATCTTGTGAATTATTATTTGATATATCAGTTGTATAAACACCTATTTTAATAAATTCATTATATAATACTCTTTTATTTTTATATTCTTTTTGCCAATCGTCAATAATAATTTTTGTATTATAAAAACAATTATCTGAACTATCTAAAATTTCTGTTTTATAATAAATATCTTTTACTGGATTTTTAAAAATCATTTTAATTGTTGTACTTTTATTATCTATTAAATTATCAGGATATTGAACGAATCTTTCTATTAAATATTCATGTTTATTATTACCAAACATTTCTCTTTCAAATGTATCTAAAAGAATACCATCAATATTAACTTGAATATTAATTTCCGGTTCTGATAAAATAATATAATTAGACCCTAATATTTTACTTAAATTATTTAGTTTAAATTTAAGAGAAACATCAGTATATGGTAGAGAAATTAACGGTAAATACATATTAGGTTGATTATTAAACCAGAACTCTAGAGGAATTATTAATCTCATTTTATCTTCATATTCATAAATATTTGTAATCTTTTCTATTTGTTTCTTTTTTTGAGAATTTTTAAAAAATTGATATTGAATTTCCATTGTTGTTGTATCTAGTCTTTCTATTGTTTGATCGCCAATACAAAAATCAATATTTTCAAAAATAGTTCTATAAATATCTGAATTAAATTTAATTTTTTCTGTTTGTTTTGTTTCTATATAACTTATTTTTTTTTTAAGATTAAACACTAATTCTTGCGATGGTTCTAATGTTTGATTTTGGTATATTTTTTCTAATTTAAAATTACCATATCTTCCTATAATTGAATATTTATTTATATCAGTACTATTAAAAATAAAATCATCTGTATTAAATATATTATTTTGTTGAATTAATAATTTATATTTATTTAATCCAGTTGATTTATAAATTTCATAAGGAATATATGTATTTTGTATTATTACTGCACTAATATCTGTAAAAGTTGTAGATGTATCTACTATTGTTAAAGCATAAATATTTTTTATTAACTTATTTGTTACTATACATAATGGATTATTATACAAGATTGTCCCTTTTAACATATTTGAATTATTAATTAAAACTTCATTAGTATTTAAAATATTATTTATACTAATATCAATTATTTTATAAACAAATTGACCTAT